TAATAGCATAAAAACCTTTGCAACTAATATAGGTAACAAGAAATGAACTACAAAATCGTAAACAAAAACACAAACGCAACTTATTTTTTAAATGAAGATGAATTAATAAACTTTTTCAAAAAAAATAGGGTACAAAATTACAGTATTACAAATTTAACAAAGCAAAAGAAAACAAGAATAAATAAGGTCTTAGATGTAGTTGCACACTTATGTATAATAGGAGCTTCAATCTTAGGTACATTACTTTACATTCAAAACTACTGCTAAGATGACAATACTAGACGCAGAATATTTAGAACACTCTACATATGTAGATTACAACAAGCCATTCTTTTCAAATCTTTTTGAAAGAGATTTAGATAACACTAAAGTAAGAGCTGATGAATGGTATTTAAAGCCTATGTATGAGCAGGTAAGCTTTACTTCATATGATAGGGCTTCAGGTCATTTTAATAACGACCTATCTTACAACAGACGCTCAGTAATAGTTGTAGGAACTGAATTACAAATCTATAACAAGTTTTGTGAGATGATAGAGAAATACGGATGGCAACTTCAGGACAGTTGGGATAGAGAATTAAAGCCAAGTTGGAATAAGCATTATGAAAACAATGGTAAAATACCAATCGTAATCAATTTAATTTAGTATTTTTAACGAAATTATTAACAGGCAAAAATCCTAGCCGACTAACATAGGTAGAAATATATGAAAACAGAAGCACTAAAAGAAAAGTACATTAAGTACAAGCTAACTAAAGATGATGTCTTTAAACAACAGTCAGGACATTATATAATTATCACAAGAAGCGGTATTGATAAGATACAGGCTTTGGAAAACATTAACATAGATTATGATGTTATTAAATGTGAAAAAGATTTTTGCGTAGTAAAAGCCAATGCAAGAAAAGAAGGTAAGGCAATTCAAACTTTTGGCTCAGCTTTAAAAGGAGCAGGGTTTAAGGACGGAAATACTAACACTTGGTACACTATGGAAATGGCTGAGAAACGAGCTATGAGCCGAGCAGTATTAAAGCTAACAGGGTTCTATGAACTTGGAGTATTTGGAGAAGATGAAGCAGAAGATTTTAAAAAGAGTAATAATTAATAAAGACCTGCAAAAACAGGCACAATAAAAATGGAAGTAACAGGAAAATTAGTAAAGATACTTGAATTAGAAACAGGAACATCTAAAGCAGGTAAAGAATGGAAGAAGCAATCTATCTTAATTGACACAGGTGGAGACTTTAACAATGAAATATGTGTTAGTGCCTTTGGAGATAAATTAGAGCAAATGCTCAAGCTAGAAGTAGGTATGGAGGTATCAGTTCTTTGTAATGTTTATTCAAGAGAATATAACGGAAGATATTTTCACAATATAGACGGCTACTTTTTCACTAATCAGAGTAATAAATCTAAAGAAAGTAAAAGCTTAGATACACATTTTGAAGGAACTACTCCTGACGATTTACCTTTTTAAGATGAATACAGAAGATAACTTTAAAAACCTTTGCGACCTTACTACAAGTTTAGTAGGGTTGCCTAAAGGCTCTCTAGCTTTAAAAACTAGAAAGACAGAATACCAAGTACCAAGAATGGTTGCAGCTATGATTTCAAGACTTGAAGATGAAACTCACAGGGATATAATTGCTAAAGTATTGGGTAGAGATAGAACAAGCGTTAATCACTATGAAAGATGCCACTCAGCTAACTATGCTTCTTTTCCTTTGTATCGTGATACATTTAACAAAGTTTACAATGCTTATACGGAAATCAAAGATGCTAAATTAACTTTTATTGACTTGTATAATTTACAGGAACACTTGAGGAAAAACGGCATACACGATAGCTCAAAACACCAAACAACTATTCGTATTGTATCAGGTAAATTTGGAACTGATATAAAAGTTTCTTACAAAGACTTCTATAATCAATTAGAATTATGTAAGTTAGCACTTCAAAATTATCAACACGAAATAGAAGTTATATGAAAGAAAAGCCAAGTTACTATGCAATAATTCCTGCTGAAGTAAGATACAGCAAAAATGGCTAAAGAACTTGGAAGAAAATAATTATATTAAGCGAGTAAACATATATTTACAGGGTAGTAAACAAATAGATACAAGGGTGATAACTTTAATTAACACCCCTAGTAAAGAAAAGTTTACAGATAATACTAATATAAATATAACTAATACTAATCTTACAGATAGTAATAAAAAGGCGTTTTTTAAAAAACCTTCTTTTGATGAAGTAAAAAATTATTGTTTAGAAAGGAATAATAATATAGATGCTGAAGCGTTTATTGATTTTTACGAAAGCAAAAATTTTATGATAGGTAAAAACAAAATGAAGGATTGGAAAGCTGCTGTAAGAACTTGGGAGAAAAGAGACGCAAAGAAACCTAGAACAATGAGTAAGTTAGATGCACAAATTAATGCTTGGCACGAAGCTAAAAAATTATTATGAAAATTATACCTTTATATCCAAAAGAAATTATTGAAGTCGCACATGATGAATGTTTATATTGTTTTGCTTATATAAATGAAGATGAGATATTTTGTTGTGATGAATGTCAATTAGCATTTGATGAAGAAAACCCTGAACCTGAATTAAAAGATGTTGAATTATGAAACCATTAAAACAAGAAAACTTAAAAGAGCTGACTGAAAAAGTCTTAGACTTAGTTGCAAAGACATCAGTTGAAATAGGGCATAAATCAGACCCACAAACTATGGCAAGCCTTAGCAAGATATTTGCAGCAGACTTAATAAAAGAAAAGCGTTTTGGCAATATGAGCTTTAACCAAGTATCTGATGCCTTTCACTATGGTGTAAGATTTGGTAAAGATGAACCCTTTTTAAATATCAGAACTTTTTACAAATGGACATATAAAATGAAAGAGATGTGCGACAATGCCTACTATGAAGTACACACTTTAGGAAAGCCAAAAGGAAAGACCTTATGGTATCAAGAACCTTTAAAACTATTAAAATGAATAAACCATTAAATGAACCAAAAGAAAGAACTAAAGAAGAAAAGCTTTGGGAGTTAGGAAGCAAAGCAGAACCTAAAGATGAAGCTGAAGAAGTGCAGTATACCTGTTGTGGAAACGAAATAACAGGAGAAGTAGAAGATATAGGGCTTTGTCCTACTTGTTTAGAACATATATAAAATGAAGATATTAACAATCTTATGGGGAATAATAATTCTACTTTGTATTTTAGAAGCTTATTTTTGTTCTAAGTTTGAAGATGAAATTTGAAAGAAAATCACATAGAGAAAGACAGAACAAAGCTTTAAAACAATTCTGCAATCACTTTGGTTTGACTTATGGTTCACACGAAGAATATGCTCACATTGACGCAGCACTATATAATAAAGGGAAACTTACAGGCTTTGCAGAAGTTAAAGGAGTTCATAAGAATATAGAGGACGGACAAGATGTTATAGTTGCTATGAGAAAGATAGTCAAAGCACAACAGCTTCAAGTCCGTAGTGGGAAGCCTGTAGCAATTATATGGGCTTTTAATAATGCAATTGTCTATGAAAGAATAAATAACTTGAGAGGTATCTTTTATTATGGTGGCAGGAAAGTTAGAGAAGGAAGCACCTTTGACCAAGAAATGCTGATAAAAGTATTAATCAAAAACTTAATAAGAATTGAAGAAGACAGTCAGTAAATTAAAAAAGGAGCTTGACAAGTGGTTCAGTCTTTACATAAGACTTAGAGAAGCTAACGAATACGGAATGTGCCAATGCTTCACTTGTGGAATAGTCAGGCACTATAAAGAAGGTATGCAGAACGGACATTTTCAGTCTAGGAAACATTTGGCTACAAGATTTGATGAGGAGAATTGTCAAGTCCAATGTGTGAAATGTAATGTCTATGCGTGGGGTGAACAGTACAAGTTCAGTCTAGCTTTAAATGGAAAGTATGGAGAGGGTAAAGCTGAGGAATTACAATACTTGGCTAGAACAACTTTAAAGATTTCAAGAGTAGAATATGAAGAAAAGATAAGTTATTACAAATCACTTGTTGATAAGTTAAAAAAAGAAAAAGGAATTGAGTAAACTTTTTTATTAAGTTTGACGTATGATAGAACCGATTTATGCAAGTGAGGAACATAAGAATATAATAGAAACCTATTTAATGATGTGTCAGGAGTTTTCAAAAGACGTAAGCACAAAATCAAGATACAATAATTATTTAGATGTAGTAGATACTATTATAGAATATCATAATGAATACGGTAAAAAATCTAAAGGAAACAACTATTATGATTGGCTAATGATTATACCTATAAACTTATCGGTAGCGACAAATGGTTTCTTTGCAGGTTTAGAAACTAAAGGCAACTCAACAATTATTAGAAGCTATAAAATAATATTAGATGAACTAGTACACGAGGTTGCAAATAAGATTGACAACTTAAAAGTGCAGCATGAATAAAATTTATCAGGAAATATCTAGTCTAAGTTCTAAGTTCAGGACAATGTGTTATGGACTTACGCAAGATGAAGAAGCTATCAATGACGCTGTGCAGGAGCTTATGCTTTACTACTTGCAGATGAACCCTGACACTCTAAAAGGTATTTGGGAAAAAGACGGACAAGAAGGATTAATCAGATACGGAGCTGTAGTATTGAGAAGGAGCTTAACAAGTGCAAGAAGTCCTTTTTATTATAAGTATAAAAAATACTACACTCATATACAGAATTTTTACGAAACAAATGTTACTGAAGGAAATCATAAGAACCTGTACAATATGCCTGAAGTTGTGGAAGAATACAAATGGACTAAGCTAGAAGAAATTGACAAAGTATTAGATAAGCAAACTTGGTACGATAAAAAAGTCTTTGAGCTATACTATGCAGGAGAAACACTTGACAGCTTGGCTAGTAAAACAGGAATAAGCAGAAACAGTTTATTTACTACAATAGATAAAGTAAGGGAAATACTTAAAAAGGAATTGAATGAATAAGTTTTTTGTGTCTGATGGAATTTATAAAGAGAGAATGGATATTTGTAAGTCTTGTGGTCATTATTTTAGGTTTACAGGTAATTGCCTGAAATGCTTATGCTTTATGAAAGTGAAAGCAAGAATTGCACCTATGGCTTGTCCTCAGAAATATTGGGATAAAACAACAGAAGTAGAAACTCCTGAAACTTTACCGCAGGAAATAGTTGATGAAATTTTAGATATGTGGAAAGACTTAAAAACAGGCAGAGCAAAAGACCAAGCAGCTAAAAAAAGAATGATTGAAACTTATAACACTATATACAATACGAACTATAAAACAGGAACAAATTGCGGCTCTTGTATTTCAACCTGCTTTGATGGAATAAAAAAACTTTATAATGAATACAAATAGAACTTACAAAACAATTAAATGGGTATTGAACAGCCACATTAAAAAGAATGTCAGAAGCCTTTGGACTTGGGAAGATGATAACTTTACTTGTATCTTTGAAAACTATGATGGTGACAGTAGAATATATACACCGCACCAATTATTAAAACTATTAACAAATGAAACAAAATAATAAACTAATTAAAAACCTAGAAACTATGCCACCAATTGAATTACAAGAAGTACCTGATTACTATAAAGGAAAGAACGGATATATGGCTAAAGATGTTGTAAGTAACTTTAACCTCAGTTACAATATAGGAACAGCAGTAACTTATCTTTTGAGAAGTAAGAACAAACATAATGACGGAGGAGTTGAAGATATTAGAAAAGCAATAAATCACTTACACTTTGAACTAGATAGTAAATGGGTAACTAAGGAAGCTAAGTGCAGTTGTGGAAAGTATATGGATAGCAAACCAACAGAAGGAATACCAACTCTTAAAAGAACTGAACCTAGTTTAAGCAAACAAAGAGACAATCTTTGGAAAGAAGCTAAAGAAACTCTAACAGGAACACGTGGAATAAATGAGGACTACTAAATAAATTAACAAAAATTCTATTATATACTATGAAACTAAAAATCAACGAATTAAAACCAAACGAAAGCAATCCTAGAATAATCAAGGAAGCTAAATTTAAGAAACTAGTAAAGTCTATTAAGGACTTCCCTGAAATGCTAGACCTAAGACCAATAATACTTGACGAGAACAATGTTATATTAGGAGGTAATATGAGATACAAAGCTTGTGTTGCAGCAGGGTTAAAAGAAGTTCCTATTAAAATAGCTAAGGGTTTGACAGAAGAACAGAAAGAAGAATTTATTGTAAAGGATAATGTAGGATTTGGTGAATGGGATTGGGATATTCTAGGAAACGAATGGAATAACGCAAAGCTAGGCGAATGGGGTATGGATGTTTGGCAACCTGAAGAAGCAGTAGACTATTCTGTATTAGAAGACCTAGACTTAGGCTCAACATTACAAGACAAAGAAGCAGGTGTAAAAAGAGCAATACAAATTGAATTTGAACCTGAGCATTATGACGAAGCCGTACTATTAATAAACACAGCAAGAAAGGAAGGGAAAAATGTAGGGTTAATTGTTTTAAATGCTTTTAAGCAATAGATGATTATATTAATAATTGGAGAATGTGGAGTTGGTAAGACTTGGGTGACGAAACAATTAATTAAAAACAGTAAAGGGTTCAAGCTTGGGCTATATTATTTTAACGAAACAGATAAAAATATAGTAGTAGGAAAATATGATAATTCTACTTTTGAAGGTAGCGATAGGTTAAGTATGGCGGTAATGAAAGACCTAGATAAAATGATTAACTATATTAATAAAGTAAATAAAACAGCAATCTTTGAGGGTGATAGGTTTATGAATAGTAATTTTATAAAAAAAGCCAATCCGTTTATTATTAAAATCATAGGTGATGGCAAAGGTGGAAGGCTAAAGAGAGGAAGCAACCAAACGCTAAGACAATTAAAAACTATCAAGACAAGAGTTAAAAACATACAAGCACACAAAGAAGTAAATAATTCAAATGAATGTTTAAAAATAATTCAAAGCTATGAAAACGATTAAATTAGAGCAGGTAGAACACAATATTAAGATAGGAAAGGAATGTCCGTACTATGAACCTAACATAAAAGAAGATTGCTTATTAGAACTTGATGGCGAGATAGTAGGGTTTTATATTAAAGATGTAACAAAGTACAGTAAAAAGCTGCAACAATTGATAGCAATAGCTAATAAAGAATTTAGAAGTGATAATGTGCCTAAAGCGGAAATGAGCAGAGGTCCTCAGGGAAATAAGGAAGATAAATTAAAAAGGCAATTAGAAGGAAAAAACTTAGTTACTCAATATAGTACAATACTTGGAAGTCGAGCTCCTAAGCCACATATGAGAATGCCTTATCCGAGTATAACACCTGTACATAGAGAGCCAAAAGCTCAGACATTCATAAAAGCTATGTGGGGAGCTTGTTTAGAAGCAGAACAAATCATTAAAGAAATAACTCCTAAGATATACGAAAGGCAAGTAGAACTCTTTGAAGATGTAAAAGATGAATGGAAGTTTGGAACAATGTTTACAAGTAGTATATCTAACTTCAACATATCAGCATCATTTCATAAAGACACAGGAAACATAGTAGGAACAGTAAACATAATACTAACAAAAAGAAACAACGCTAATGGTGGCTGTTTAAATGTGCCTGACTATAACGCAACCTTTGAACAAGCAGACAACTCAATGTTAGTGTACCCTGCTTGGAAGAATATACACGGAGTAACACCAATAAAACCAATAGCAGAAAATGGGTATAGAAACAGTTTAATCTTCTACCCATTGAAAGCATTTAAAGGAATATAATATGGACGAAAGTAGACACATAAAAAAGGAAAGTATTTTGAAAGCTTTAGAAAAGAGTTTAGGAGTGGTAACAGTTGCTTGTAAGTCAGCAGATGTCCCACGTTCAACATACTATAAATGGCTAAATGAAGATGAAGAATTTGCTAAACAAGTTCAGGATATTGAAAACATAGCATTAGACTTTGGTGAAAGCCAATTACATAAACAGATAGGAGATGGCTCAACATCAGCTACAATCTTTTTCTTAAAGACTAAAGGAAAGCGTAGGGGATATGTAGAGAAGTCTGAGTTAGATATAACTTCAGGTGATAAGGTTATCAATATGCCTGTAATAACATTTGTTGAAACTGATACTAAATAAGAAATACAACCCTTTATTTTCATCTGAAGCTAGATACTTTATTGTAACAGGCGGTAGAGGTTCAGGAAAGTCTTTTGCTGTTACAGTCTTTCTTACTCTACTTACAATGACTAAAGGGATAAGAATACTCTTTACTCGTTTTACAATGACTTCAGCTCACTTGTCAATTATTCCTGAGTTCTTAGAAAAGATAGGGCTTCTAGGATTTGATGAAGTGTTTAGTATTAACAAAGCAGAAGTAGTAAATTCAAAGAATAATTCAGACATTCTATTTAGAGGAATTAGAACCTCAGCAGGAAACCAAACAGCTAGCCTAAAGTCTTTGCAGGGTATTTCAACTTGGGTGCTTGATGAAGCTGAAGAACTTGTTGATGAGAATATCTTTGATACTATTGACTTGAGTATTAGAGAAAAAGGAATACACAATAGAGTAGTATTAATATTAAACCCTGTTACTAAAGAACATTGGATATATAAAAGGTTCTTTGAGGACAAAGGAGTAGAAGGCGGTTTTAATG